GTTGAGGAGTATTTATGTCGTCATAATTATATTTTATAAATAAACTAGAACTTACAACACCTTCAGGTTCCCAGTTTAAATTTATTCTTTCCATAGATTTTCTAATTCCAGCATCACCCATTGTCATGTCTGGTGATCTGTATGTAGCATCAATAGCAGATGTTGAATTTGCTGTTGTAAATACATTTCCAGATTCTTGTAAGTATATATATCCATCATATCCACCATGTACTACAGTTTCTACATTACTAATATAATCAGAATCACAACTAGAAACTTTTAAACCTTTTATATCAGCATACTCAAATCCTAATTGACCTGTATTTGGGTTAGATTTAATAACAGCTAGTAAACCTTTAGAACTACCTTCTAAGCCACCATCAGTAGGATAGAATAATCTATATTGAGATTTATTTCTAATTACTGTAGATGTTACGTTATGGTATCCAATTTGATTAATTCTTTCTTGTACTTGTTTTGATATAGTACCTAGTTCTACATCACCAATTCTTTCTGTACCAGCAATTGTTCTTAAGCCATCTGCTGCTAAAAATATTAAATCTCCACCTAATTCTTGAATAGAGTTGTGTGCTATTGTACCTACGTTTTTAGCAACTTCAGCTAGTGCAAAATTACTAGAACTAGTACCTGTTAATTTATAAATTTTTCTTTGACAGAATATAAATAATTCATTTCTAAATACTTTTAAGCCAGTAACAACATCACCAACTTTTATTTCTCCTGCACCTGTATCAAAATCATCTTCAGTAAAAGGTCCTGAAAAAATTATACTATGTGTTGCATTAGACATTCCACCATAAAATACATGGTTAGCAAATGATTTAACAAATTTAGGATTAGTAGGGGCACTGCCTCCACCTGTTGCATTTATAACATCTACTGCAAAACTTGTATTTACTGTAAATGCTGCAGCCTCACCTGTTGCAACTATAATTTTACTTGTTCCATTAAAATTAAATTTATCAAAATCGTATGTGTGAGTTGTCCCTAAACTAGTTGCAAGTGATGTCCATGACCCACTTGTACCACCATAAGAAACTGTACCACCTCTACCTACAATTATTTTATCATTAAATACTGCTGACATTTGTACTCTTTCTGCAGCAGATGATACTTGTGGAACAATTGTAGAATTGTATTTTGTTGTACCATTTAATCTTCTATACCCACCCTCTGTTGATGGCTCAAAATTTATTAACTGCAATGCTTCACCTGGTTGCATATCATAAACATCTTTATTTAAGACTAAGCCTCCACCACATGTAGCATTAAATGGTTGAATATCAGAAGTGTTTGGCATTATTTATTTTTTTTATTTAATAATTTAATAGCTTCTTCTAGAGTAATATTAGGCATTACTTTAATACCTAGTTTTTTTTCTAATTTATCTTTAATTGAAGAACCTGGAAGTTTTTCAAGATCTCTATAATTAATTCCTGGTCTATATGTTGCTTCTTTTACATTTTCAGCTTCTGCTTTATTTGCTTCTATTGAAAACTTTGGATGTTCGTTTGTATATTTTTTACCTGCATTATCTGTTAGTGCCATAATATTCCTATTAGTTTGTCATTGTACCAGAAGATCCTACACCTATTCTTGAATCTTTCATATATTCTTGTCTAGATGCGTAGTCAACTCTTAGTAATTTTAATTTTCTTTGAAAGTCTCTATCTGCTAATGTAGCATGTTGAGGATCTGATCTTAACATATATGTATAATATTTTGATCTATCAACAATTAAAGGTCTAAATCTATCTGGTAAAGACATAGTATCTCCATGTGCTGATAATTCTGTGTGTGTCTGATAATAATCATATTCAATTGAATAATCATCTGCATCTGGTATAGGACTTAATCCATAGCTTGAATAGCTAGGTTTTCTATAAACATATACAGGTAATGCATATGACCCATCTCCATTATCTACATCAGTTGTTTTAAATCTTTGTAGCCAATCATCATATGTTATGTAATGTAATTTTCTAGGTGCTACATTGTCTCTAGAAACTCTAACATAATCAATATCTAAATTAGTTGAAGTTACAGTATTATTTAAAGTTATAAAAGTTGTCTGTGCTGTAGCTGTAAATGTTGTTTCAAATATTTTACCTGCACCATAATCACTTACTGTTGCTGTAGTATTTAAATTTTGAGTTCCTTCTGCAGCTGTACCAACTTGAATTTTTAAAGCTTGACCAACACTTTCTGTATCATAAAATTTTAATTGTAATTTATAAATTTTATTTACTGTGGTTGTAATAGATTGATGTGCTGCATAATCATTTAATCTTAGTCTACCATTACCAGTTGCTGTATATGCTGCACTTCCTGCACCAGCTATTGTAGTCCAGCTAGTTATATTAGATGTAAACTCACCATTTGTAATTAACTCAATTGGTTTTAAGAAAAAAGAATCCCAGTCAACTTTACGCATATCTGATTCTAAAGAATATTCTTGAGTACCTGATACTGTACTTTTTGTTGTACTAGTATGCAGAGCTGGTATTTCTCCTGCTTCATTATAAATATCATGAATAGATTTATTAACAAAGTTTTTAACAGAAGTTTGTATGCCTCTGCTATTACTAAAATTTGAACTTGTTAATGCAACTTCATTTAATTCTTGTAAAACATTGTTGCTTAGTGTTAAGTATGTTGTAGCCATATTTATTAAGATTCTTTGTTGTTATTTTCTGTATTGTTATCTTCTGCAAATTGTTCACATCTAATTAATAATCTTTTAATCCTAGACTGTGCTTCATCTAATTGCTGTTTTAAATCATCAATCTGCTTTTTTAATGCAGTATGGTCAGATTTGTATTCAGAAATTATTTCAAGAAGTTGATGTCTTTTCTGATATTGCATTAAGCATTGAAGTTATCTTATCTAATTTCTCAGATTGCTCTTCAACTTTAGTTTCTAAATTCTCTAGTCTTTGTCTAGCACCTTCATTATTTCCACCAAGATAAATTTTCTTTGGTCCCGATACACCTTTTTGTTTAAATGTTAAATCGTATGTAGCCATAATTTTTCCTATTAGTTATGAAGGGATTTAAATAAGGGGGATATTACTACCCCCCTCAAGTTACTATTTATTATGATACGTCTGTATCGTGAGATGTCGCAGTATTGTGATCAGTTTCATCTACTCCTGAAATGTCACACATAATTGCGTAAACTCTTATTTTACCTGCAGACGAAGCTGCTGATAACATAAGTAAGTCTAGGGTATCAGCTGATGCTGCTACATGTCTTGCTGTAGCTGTTGCTGCTGAGTATCCTATTTCTTTTGCATCACCGTCAACATAAATGTCAACGTCACCACCAGTTATACCTAAGTCTACTGTTACTGAGTTTGATAATTGAGTAAGTATCTCAATACCTGCTTCCATAACGATAGTCTCTGCTGGGATTGCAATTGCCTGAAGTACATCATTTGTTGCTGAACCAGCATCACCATTTAACTGTGCGATGTCGATTGTGTTTTCTACCATATAAGGTGTTCTACCATTAGACGGATGTCCTGTAGTACCACCAACTCCTGTTACTGTATAAGTTGCCATATCTAGTTATCTCCTTCTAATTAACCGATTGTTATTACGCCAGAGAATACTGCTTCTGTTCTTAGAACTTTTCTTCCAAAAACGTGTAATCCTCTAACTATGTCTGAAAATGAATCAGGGTCTCTGATAAGCTCAGTTTTCGCAATATGGTTTGCAGTTGCTACTGCACCTTGATGTCCATAAAGGAAAGCGTACTCATTAGAACCTGCTGATCCAAATGTTTTGTTTGCTGCTGATCCACTTGATACTGCTATAGCATTAGTAGTGTACATTCTAAACCCAAATAAAGGTCTATCTGTAATCATACCATTTCTCATAGCTGAAGCTGATCCGTCTGCCATAACAGATTGATCAACAACTTTAGCACCTGCTTTTCTAAGTTGTTGGTAGAAAGCTGGTGGTGCAACGAACCATCTATTTTCTTCTGGTACATCGTTACCATCAAGAACTGTTTTAGCTGCTGACATAATATCTGTTAGTGTGTCAACTGCTGCATCACCATCGATAGGTGAACCGTCTGTTCCTGTA